GGGGAGTAGGCTTAGACTTTGTTGTACTAGACGAATTTGCAGACATAGATCAAAAAGCATGGGCAGAAGTGATAAGACCAACACTATCAGACACCGGGGGAGGGGCACTATTTTGCGGCACACCCAAAGGCATAGGTAATTGGGCATATGACATATTTCAACAATCAAAAATAGATGTTGACAATTGGAAAAGTTTTCAATATACTACGATCGAAGGTGGACAAGTACCTGAAGAAGAAATACAACAGGCCCGCAATGATCTAGATGAAAGAACATTTAGACAAGAATATGAAGCCTCGTTTGAAACATTTTCAGGCACCATATACTACAACTACTCACAAGACTCTGTGTATAAAGAGGATAAAACCGTCTTAAATGATGCAAAACATCTACACATAGGCATGGACTTCAACATAGATCCAATGTCAGCCTGTGTGGCAGTAAAGACAGAAAAGGGTTTGGTCATAATGGATGAAATATCAATACATGGATCAAACACAGATGAAATGGTACAAGAAATAAAGTCTAGATACCCCAACAAAGGTATCACCGTATATCCAGATCCAGCATCAAGGCAAAGAAAAACATCGGCGGCAGGTCGCACTGATCTTTCAATACTTGTAAATGCAGGATTTAGGACACTCACAAGACCAAGACACCCGGCTGTGAGGGATAGAATAAATGCTGTGAATTCAGCACTAAAATCAGCAGATGGCAAACAAAAATTATGGGTCACTACAAATTGTAAGTCAGTGATCAGAAGTTTGTCTAGGCAGATATACAAAGAAGGTACATCAATACCGGATAACAATGACAACCTTTCGCATATGAGTGATGCGGTGGGCTATTTAGTCGAATATTTGTATCCTATAACACGAAATAACATAAATAATAACAATACACCTAGTACCTGGGGAATGAAAGTTAGTTAAAATTAGAGGAAAATCCATATGGCACAAATCAACGATGCTTTTGATGTAAAATATAGATTAGAGTACTACGGATTACAATTACACCCTGAATGGCGTGACAACATTAGAAGATGGCAGTATTATTCTGATTCATTCAACGGCGGTAATGACTATAGAGAAGGCCGTTATTTGATCAAATATGTTTTAGAATCACAAGAAGAATATGACAGCAGATTAAAACAAACACCACTAGACAATCATGTGAAGTCAGTGGTAGAAACATACAATTCATTTTTATTTAGAACACCACCCAAGAGAGATTACGGTACACAGGTAGTAAATGACCCTAGTTTAGATGCATTTTTACAAGATGCTGATTTAGATGGCAGAACTTTCAATGCTTTCATGAGAGATTGTGCCACTTATTCATCTATATATGGTCACGTATGGGTAGGCATTGACAAACCATCTGTGGTGGTGAACACAAGGGCAGAAGAATTATCACAAGAGATTAGACCATATGTGTCATTACACACACCAGAAAATGTGTTAGATTGGCAGTACATAAGAAAGCCAAACGGTGTGTATGCACTTAAATCAATCACTATGTTAGATGGCATAGAAGAAGACAAAGTATATTACAGAACTATCACAACAACAGAAACAACCGTATATGTCAAAGCAGGTATGAATGATGATGCCAACATTGTAGAGGTATTTGAAAATCCTTTGGGTGTTGTCCCATTTGTACCGGTGTATGCAGGCAGAAGCCAAACCAAAGGTTTAGGTATTTCAGATATAGCCGATATTGCAGATGTACAGAGGGGCATATACAATGAATTGAGTGAGTTAGAACAACTCATCAGAGTTTCCAACCATCCCAGTCTTGTTAAAACTGGCTCCACACAAGCATCAGCAGGCGCAGGAGCAGTAATAGACTTACCGGATGACTTGGACCCCAACCTAAAACCATTCTTGTTAGAACCATCAGGGTCAGGTATAACACAGATTATATCCAGCATCAATGAGAAAGTTGATAGCATAAACAGGATGGCGAATATGGGAGGGGTGAGATCAACCACAACTAGAACCATGTCTGGTGTAGCATTACAAACAGAATTCCAATTGTTGAATGCTAGACTTTCACAAAAAGCAGATCTATTAGAACTTGCAGAAGAACAGATTTGGTCAATTTGGGCAAAATGGCAAAACATCACATTCGATGGTGTCATTGATTATCCAGATTCATTCAATATACATGATAGAGAAAACACAATCGCAATATTGAAACAAGCCAAAGAAACACAACCAGCAAATCAACAACTATTGAAAGAGATAGATGTTATGTTGGCTAAAGCATTGATCACTGATGAGGACACATTAGAACAAGTTATAAATGGGCAACAAGATCTACAAGAGCAGAGAGAGGTAGATCCAACAACCCATTCACCTATGACAAATCCAACTGATATGATAGCACATATGAGAGAGATGATTGAGAAAGATGGATTGACCAATGAACAGATTATGGAACTACATCCAGAGATATCTGGATTTTTCAATAATGAAAATGGAGGAGATGCAGATGCATAAAGGTAAGAAGCACAAAAAGGGCGGCAAACGTGGCGGCAAAAAAGGCGGCAAAAGAGGCGGTAGAAGAGGTTAGTTGGACCGACTACTTTGCTTCTATTGTGGCAGTATGCCCCTGGAGTAAGAAATATTGGGCTCAACAACGAATAGATATAGTTGATTGGACCGGAGAAATTTTGGCACTAGACGATTATGTTGCTAGGATATACAAACATCCAACAGCAAGTGCCAGGCAGTTAAAAAAGATGATGAATCTTTTTAACGATGAAAGAGAGGATGAAGAATGGTTATATTCACATCCTCAATATGGTGGACACAGCACACCAATAGGAGTGTTGATACAACAAGATTATGCTTTGTTAAACAGCATAAGATCAAGTATGCGAAACCATAATAAATAGTGTAATACAGCATTGGCTGGAGTTAAACTTAAAACTTAAAAAAGGAGAATAGACGATGAGTGAAACGGACACACAAAACACTGAGCCAACTCAGGCTCCGGTAGAAACAACAGAACCTGTTGAATCAACTGAAAACGAGGCGAAGCAATTCTCACAGGCTGAACTTGATAGAGTGGTAGCAGATCGTATTGCTAGAGAACGAAGAAAGTTTGAAAAGAAATACGAGGGCATTGACCCAGAATACTACAACGAACTATCTCAAAAGGCAGAGAAGGAGAAACAAGACAAACTGAAAGCAAAGGGTGAGTTTGAACAACTACTTAAGGCACAAGCCGAAAAGAAAGATGCACAAATAAACACTTTGATGAATCAAGTGAAAACTATCAAGATTGATGGTACTTTACTTGACACGGCTTCTAAATACAAGGCTGTAAATCCAGGACAGGTTGTAAAACTTGTAAAGGACCAAGTACATATGAACGAAGCAGGTGATGTTGAGATTGTTGATCCCAAAACAGGACAGGTTAGATATAAGGATGATGGTAATCATTATACCATAGATGACTTGACCAAAGAATTTTTAACGGCAAATCCACATTTTGTGAGTGCCACACCCTCAGGGGCAGGTACTACTTCAAATATTGGTGACAAAGCCGGCAGTGGTGAGCAATTTGACGTAAGTAAATTAGATATGTCCAAGGCTGACGATAGGGCAAAATATGCCGAGTATCGTAAGAAAAATGGACTGGCTTAAAGTATAAGGAGACATTACAATGGCTAATGAAACAACTAATACTACACTTAATGATCTTATTTCACCAATGGTGGCAGAAGCATTATTTGTAGCAAACGAAAGATCCATTATGAGAGGTTTAGTAAGAAATTACAATATGCCTTCAAATAGTGGTAAAGTAATCCAAGTGCCAATCTACCCAACGGTAAGTGCGGCGGCAGTAGCAGAAGCAACTGATTTATCAAACACAGCAGTTTCAACAAATGTTGCAAACTTAACGGTGTCTGAAGTAGGTATCATGACAACACTAACTGATTTGGCGATGAACACATCAGAATCAGATGTTGTAAGAGACTTAGGTAAATTATTTGGTGAAGCAATTGCCAAAAAAATTGATACAGACATGACTGCATTATTCGGAACATTCACAACTACGGTTGGTGATGCGTCAACGGCTTTATCTGCATCTTCAATTTTCAATGCAGTAGCACAATTAAGAGCCGCAGGTGTACCAGGTGATGACCTTGCTTGTATCGTGCATCCACAAGTAGCATTCGATCTAAAATCAGGCTTAACAAACACATTTGCTAACCCTAACCCAGGTGTTGGTAATGAAGCATTAAGAACTGGTTTTGTTGGTCAAATCGCAGGTGTTTCAGTATATGAAACATCAAACATGGCTGACTCATCAGGCAACTTCCCAGGAACAACTGGTGATTACAAAGGTGCGTTGATACACAAAGATGCAATTGGTTTAGCAATGATGCAAGATCTTAAAATTGAAACTCAAAGAGATGCAAGTTTAAGAGCAACTGAAATCGTTGCAACAGCAGTATATGGTGTTGGTAAATTACATGACTCATATGGTGTTGAAATCGAAGCAGATTCATCAATCCAGTAATTTGGGTTATAATCGACGAAATGTGGGGGCGATTTATTTCGCCCTCATAGTATAAGGAGAAACAGATGAGCAACTATTCAACAGATGCAGACGTACTAGAATACGAACCGACTA